TAAGCGCCACCAACCGTATAAACTAAAGAATAAGTAGAAACTAAGCCAGTTAAAGTATTTACTTTTTGGCCTCTAACTGCCGAAATTGGAACAAAATTAATGTCACCATTAGGCGCTAAAACACCACCAGAATACGTATTAGCAGCCGTATAAACCAGCGAGTACGTACTAACAATCCCATTGGTGCTGTTATTCCCAAACAGCGTACCGCCTGTTACACCACTCTGTAGCGCAGCCTGAAACGCAGACCAGCCAGATAGATCAGTACCTATGCTGCTGTTATCACAGTTAGGCACACCACCTGCTGTAGCCGTTGATGGATAGCCTACGATCACATCCTTAGTACCAGCAGCAAAGTTGACTAAGGCATCGCCATTGCTAGATTCAAAGACCTGTGTGCGTGAGAGAGTAGTGCCAGAAGCCGTGTACGTCCCAGTTCCGGTTTCCCAGTTAGTTCCGTCAGAGATTACATAGTACGTCTGCTGACCGTCACCAATGACAGAGAAACTCTGATAACCAGCCGCTGCGGAGCCAAGCGTAACTGTACCCGTACCAGTTGTCGTGGTCGTGGTCTTAACTCGGTCTTTGAGGACTAATGCCATTGTTTAGCTCACGTTTCCAGTAACTACACAGGTCGTACCTGTAACAAACATGTTATTAGCCACCCCGCGAGTAGCCACATCAATTGTGGCCTTATCTGCATCAGTTCCAGCGATATAGGCGTTAGTGATCGTCATGGTCATCGTGATAGACCCGCTAGTATTGTTGAAAATGATGATGGCATCCCCTATAGCAAAGGTCGCGTCAGGAACTTCAATCGCCCCGCTTGCCCCTACCTCGATGACCTTACCTACATCTGTTACAGCTAATGTATAGCTTGTGGTCTTCGCCGCGCCTGATTGCGGGATGTTTAAATACCCAAGCGTAACCCCATCGGTTTGGGGAAGCGTCATGGTGTAGCTAGACGTAATAGCCGCTGGCGCTTTGACGGTAGCCGTATTTACCCCGTTATCCGTATCCTCTGCCAACGCGATGCCGCCAGCAGTTGTAGAGCCGCCTGTGACCGTAATCAGTTCACTGAATGTTGCGCTTTGCGCTGCGGCAGCAATGGTCTGGTTAGGCCATGTACCAGTAATAGTGACATTTGCCCCCGCTACCAGCGCGGGAGTAGCAGTAGCTGTACCTCCGTTTGCCACTGGAAGAATCCCAGACACATCCGTTGTCAACACCACCGGGTTACTAACAATCTTCACAAAGTCAGAACCGTTCCACGCTACTAATGCGCGAGTGCCAGAGGGAATTGTTACGCCTGTCGTTGGACCAGAGCCACGAACCACAATAGAACCCGTACCTGCATTGATAACCACATAGGCTTTGCTCTGTGCCGGGGCGGTAATGTTTCGGGTTGTAGCGCCGTTACTGGCAGTCCATAAAATTATCGCATTACGCGCTTGATTGTCTGCGCCATTTGTTGTCGTTAACGTGACATCTGCGTCTGCCGAAAGTGTGACCGTACCTGCTACAGCATCATCAAGCAAGTCAGTAATTGCGGTGTTGACCGTCGTGCCCCACGTACCAGACAAATCGCCGGTTGTTGGCAACGCAAGGCCAAGTAGGGGAGTAAAATTTGTTACGGCCATAATTTATCCTTACACAGTCATTTCAACATCTTGCCAATCTGGAGTCTGCTCCGCATCTACTAGGCCCCAAGTGGGTGTTTGACTATCATCTATGATAGACCAATAGAATTTATCTACCGTGCCAACTTGCCCTCTAGCCTGTACCCCTGTTATGGCTACCGTGCGGCTAGACCCTACTGATCCTACCGCACCTGTCGCTACAACGCCATCTTCAGTTGGGTTGTTTTCTTCAGTAACATCACCTACTGCGCCCGCAGCCTCTACGCCGGTCAGCGCAATCTCACGATCAGCAAGAGCTACAGTGCCTACTTCGCCTGTAGCTACAACGCCTTGCAGCCCGGCTTCAATCCCAAGAATTCCAATTGATCCAACTTCACCAAAGCCTTGCGCCCCATTTAGTCCAATAGCCCGTTCATCTACTAATACTGTACCAACTTCGCCCGAGGCTTCAACGCCAGTAAGCGCCTCCGTTTTAACAAATAGTACGGAGTCTACCGCCCCTACTGCTTCAACACCCGTTAAAGTAACAACAATATTTGAGGTAACAGTGCCTACCGAACCTATTGCCTCAACGCCAGTAATTGCTAATGTTATAATCTGCGCGTAAGTTACCGTACCTACTGCGCCTGATGCTGCAACACCACTAAGGGCTACTGTACTTGTTTCTGTAACATTGCCTACCGCCCCTACTGCTGCAACCCCAGTAAGTGCTTTTGTACTTGTTTCTGTAACTGATCCTACAGCCCCGCTGGCTGTTACCCCCGTAAGGGCAACCTCCACATTTGCGGGCGCGGGTAACGCAGCAAAAGCAGCTTCAGAAAATGCAAATATTCCAAAAGACATAGCTGCTCCAGCGAGTTACCCCGCTATTCCTATTAGGTGGTAGCCAGACGGATCAGCGCAGTTGTCGTTGTATTCGACGGCATTGTCAATGTAAACGTACCCGCAGTAATAGTTTGCGAACCAAACGTATGAACGCTAATTGCTTTATCACTTTGTGTTGAGTTATACAACAACACCGCATCAAACGCAGTAGCTAAAGTTACTGTCGTGTACGTAATACTAGCGGAAGGCGTAAAAAACGCAACACCCGCTGTTGCCGATGCGTTAGTAGAGTTTGGCGCTGTTGCATTAGTTACCGTTACTCCGCCAGCGACATAGCCAGTGCCTGACACTTCACCTGTTACCGTGTACACAGTGGAGGCGGCATTCATTGTTGCTGATGCCAAGTACAAAGCAGCTTTAAGTGTATCTGTAGTTGGTGCAGTCAAACTGGTGCGCGAAACAAGCGTTGCGGTGCCAAGCTGATGCTCACCAACCATAAGCTGTTGCATAAACGAAGTGCACATGCTTTGTGTATTAGCCATTTGAGGCTCCTTTAAAAATTAACCGAAAGATGCGGCTTCGACTTTTAGCCCCACCGCTTTTTTTAGTTGAACATGGGCAGAACGATGTACCAGTTCGCCATCTAACCAATACTCTACCCACGTAGTGTATTCATTATCGTTATCGACATTACCCTCGCGCTTCTCCAGCAAGGATTCGTCCATTTCACCTTTAGTCGTCGTAATCAATTTGAACTCCTGATAATGGCAGATGTAGCTGTGTTGGTAGGCGGCGTAACCGTAAAATCAGTAGACGTTTTATCAGATCCAAAATCCAATACCGCAATTGATTTGTTACCTTGCGACGCATTGTAGATTAACGCGCCACGCGCTGTAACAGAAGCATTGAAGTCAACCGCATTAAAACTGACATACGCCGTATAACCAGATGAGTTAATTGTCACGCCGGTTAACAAAACCCCACCGGCAGTATAGCCGCCGCCAGTAACTTCGCCACTTGTTGTGTAAATCAAAGTATCCTGATTAAGATCTGCGGTCGCAACATACAGCGCCATGTAAAGATCATCAGTAAGAAGGTTATGTACCGCTTCGTACAGTTGCTTCTTAAAGCTAGTAGTTTGAGTTTGATTAATCGCCATATCAAGTCACCGCCTGTCTGTACTGACCTGAACGATAAGCGTCTTGACGCTCCATACCATCCCCCAGACGTTTAGCCAGTGCCAAAGCCTCTTTGTACTTACCGTCATACAACGCAAGTAAGTCAGTCTCGCCCTTCATAAACGTATAGGCTTCAACCAACGATCCGTATAACAGTACAGAATCAAAGTTGTCACCCAACCATGACGTGTTAGCAGTTGTGATTGACTCAGGGTAGTAATAGAAATGTAGCTCTGCTGTGTATGCACTATTTGGCGTTGGGCCAAGAATAAACGTCAACTCATTAGTAATCGCACTTCCCACAATAGCTGGACCAAATAACGCATAGTACGCAGGTAACCCTGTATCAGCAGGAGTAGGGTAAGACTCACGGATAAAGTTAACGTCCTTGTTCAACAAGAAAGTGTATGTTTCCGTAGCCAATCCGTAATTCTCAATAATTGCCAGCGAGTACACAGCCAGAAAATCATCAGGCGCTTTTAGATACTTATTACCCGACTGTAAATTACCCGTCATGTTCTTACGAATGGACGGAAACTGAACCGAGTTGTAAATGCGTTGCTCCGCCTGCTGAATAAACCGATTGATTTGTTCAGTAGTTGTTTCGGTACCGCCGCCAGACAGCGCTATATCCGGGAACTCGTTCTCGGTGTATGACTGAATTGACGCAACAAGTTCAGTGTAATTCATGGTTATGCCATTGGTCCACGAGCAATCGTGCCTTTAGTAGCACAGCCATTACCACGG